TAGAATTAGATATATTATTAATAACTATGATGATACCGACAATGAAAATAGAGGTCAACCAGATTACAGATATAAATTTGGACCTTCCACTAGATATATGTTTGCATTGAATCAAATTGATTTGAGTATCACAGTACCAGCTAATATGGATCTTAATGTCGGTGATTTAATATATTGTATACTACCAGAAATGCATGGATTTAATGATGTGCAAAGGGACATATATATTAGTGGGTTTTTTATTATATCAGAAGTAAAGCATGTATTGGGTTCTGGTAATAGAGCTGCAACAACGATGAGAATTTATAAAGATGGATATCTTAATGCTCTTGTTGAAACGTCTGAATATAATACTTCAAGCTATACCCCTAAAATGTCATCTGGTAAAATTTTAGGAACTGTGTAATGTTATCAAATGATTTTTATGGTGATAGATTTAGATGGTTTACTGGTGTAGTCAAAGACATTGGTGACGATAGAGCTCGTGTTAGAGTAAGAATATTTGGTATACATCATACTGAAGATTTAACAAGAATATCCAATGGCGATCTTCCTTGGGCGCTTGTATTGTTTCCTACAACTGGTGGTCAGACATCTGGAGGAAACGTAAGTCATGGTTTAAAAGTTGGTACGTGGGTAGTTGGTTTCTTTGTTGATGGAGAAGATTCTCAACAACCAATTGTAATAGGTGTTATTAATGGTGGCCCTGGTTCTGTTAACAACTCACCCCAAGACCCAGTAGAAAATACGACAACTTCTACCAATCCTACTAACACTTCTACACCTCAAAATAATCCAGGCGTTGCTAGTAGCTCGGACACTCCATCTACTCAGCTATCGGGTAGCGATAATGCAAATAAAGCATACAATTTCTTTTGGGAAAAAGTTACTTCAGAAAATTCATTTTCAGGAGATAAGAAATGTATTGTTGCAGCAATTGTAGGTAATTTACTAGTAGAGTCGGGTGATGGATTGAATCCTCAAGCATACAACCCAAATGATCTTGGGCAATCTTCATATGGGATTGCACAATGGAGAGCTGGTAAGTATGATAGAGCATCACCAATGTTTAGATTTTGTGGTAGTTCTGCTAACATGACACCTCCAAATTTACCTCCTCTAGAAAAACAACTAGACTTTATTTGGCATGAATTTCATTCTACAGAAAGATCAGCATACAATAAGATATTAACAGCAACTAATATACAAGATGCTGTAGTGGGTATCATTTCATATGAGAGAGATGAATCATATAAAGGTAAAAATGGTGTCGATACAACTAATAGAACTTATATAAGAAAACTTACAAAAGCTCGTCAGGTGTTATCATCGTTTTCGTATTCTGGAGGTGCTGTATGAATAAAGTGTCACCCACTGCAATTGCTTATAGTAAAAATTTATCATTTGATTTTTCAAACACAGTTAGAGATCAAAATATAAATTTAGACGACTATGCAAGTTATACATTTATTTTGGATATAGATGGCTCGATATACCAATCAGCTGCTGCCAATGAAGATAATGCATCGATTGTTGTGATCGGTGGTATCGATACATTTGCTAATGAAAAAATGGAACGATTAAGTTCAAACTTCTTTATTACAGAATCACAAAAAATAGTGCTGTATAAAGCACTAAAAGAACTTTCTAAATTTTATGATTCAGCAAATATAACTAGTAGCAATGATAAGTTAGAATTATCATTGAATGCTTTGTATTCAAATTATTGTGGGTAATACATGTCAATAGATAAATTTACTTCAGATCCAGAAAGAGTTAAAAGATTTATAGATTCGTCTAGAGATGGCCAATCTAGATCTAGTGGACCTCAAATGATAGGATCTGGTGGCAATCCAGCTCCTTTCTATGAAGTGTCAGTAAAAGATAAACCTGGTATTGGTAGTGACCAAATAATTACTCATACTGGTCCTGGTGCAGGAGTGATGGGAGGGATTGGTAATCCAACCGATCTTCAAGGATTTGTCTCTCCTACAGGAAATAAAATTGTTATTGACAATACATTTGGTTCAGATGTAATTACTATTCAGCACCATACAGGTGCCACTATCGTGGTGGATGCTGATGGATCAATCCATATGATATCTGCTGGTAAGAAGGGATTTGGTTTAGTAGCTCCTGCTGGAGATGGAACCATCTTTTCTAGGGGTCATATGATATTGAAGGGTGATGGTAGAATAACTGTAGAGACCCATGGCGATTTAGATTTTAACGTTGGAGGTTCTGTTAACTTTCATGTAGAAAATGACATGACATATAATGTTAAGGGAACGATACAAGAAATAGCAGGAAGCAAAGTTACAGACGTTGAAAAAGAAATGTCTACTATGATTGCTGGAGATCATAGAATAACTGTTGCAGGTAACATGCAAACTCAAGTATCAGGTAGTAAGATCATCGACACAGGAAAAGATTTCACCATCAGGTCTGATGGTGCCATATCAATTAATACTCAGAAAACCTTACAGGCCATTGCTAAGGCGTTGATATCGATTGATACTAAAGATACACTAACTATTACAGCAGCCAGTTCTATTAAGCAACAATCGCAAAGCACAACAAGTATTATATCAAGAGGCAACTTCTCTATTGATTCTAAGGCTAACTTAGCAACTAGAGTTTCAGGAACTTCTTCATTAGCTTCTGCTGGAATATCATTAAATTCTTCAGCAGACATTCAAGTGTTGGGATCAGGAGCTATTAACATTAATGGCTCTACTACAACTGTTCAAACTAGTGGATCACCTAGTATCGATGCTGCTTCTGATGCTGCTGATGCAGCAGTTGCTGCACTTGCACAATATGCACCTGCAAATACTATCATCGATAATATTACAACGGTTCGTGTTGCTCCTGATTTTCCCCACAATGCCAAACATATGTCAAAGGAAACATTCTCACTTTATAAGAATGAAGGAGCTAATCCTAACCCTAAGGCAGAAGCAGCTGCTGCTCCAAATACAGGTTCTGGTGTTGTTCCAGAAATTAAAGATACAGGAATTACCGCAGAGCCTGTAACACAAGGTACATATGATAAGCCTGCAGGTTCTGTTACAAGTAATGGTAAGGCAGAACAAAATCCTACAAAGGTATCATATTCAATATACAATTCAAACGAAAAGATTTCTAGACATATTACTATTGGTCAAGTGTTGGGTCTTAGAGAAGTACCACACGATCAGCAAAAATCAGTTATTGATGCTGCTATGAATACAGCTTGGAATCTTTTAGATCCTTTGATAGAGCATTATGGAAGCAGAATGCAAATTACTTCATGGTATAGAAATAACTCTAGTAACCACATTAAAGGTGGCGCTGTTGATATTAGAGCTGCAAATAAAAGCGATGTTTCATTAACGGCTGAGATTGCAGCATATGTTAGAGATAACTTACCATACAATCAAGTATTTTTAGAAAAAAATGATTCGCCAGGCATTCACTGTCATATTCAATCTGCACCTGCTGGAAGTCCTGGTGGTGGAAATGTATTTACTTGTGCAGATCCTAAATGTAAACAAAAGGTATCTGGTCTTCAATTATCTTATGCCGTAGCAGCTCTCGAAGGAAGAAGTAATAATGGCTAACGTACAATTTAATTCACAAGGCCAACCTTATTCTGGTGCTTCCAATCCTGCAATTAATAAAGATACAATGGCTTTTATTCAAAAAAGTCTTTTGCATCAACCTGGCGTATATGGTAACCAAGAACATCAAAATTCAAACATAGCATTTAATAATGTTGTGCAAGCATCTGCTCAAAAATCTGGTTATGCAAATACTTTAAAAAATTCAAAAGCACCAGCTAACTATGTTCGTACACAGGATAATTATAAACTAACAGAACAAGAGCATTATTCTATATCCAATACTTGTGATAGGCTTTCCCAACAGGGTTCAGTCCCTTTTGATGTGCTACAAAATTTCTTTTATATTTTAGCTGCCACCGACTCGCTATATGATCTTCAATACATCTCTGCTGTAACAGGAGTTGATGAAATAGGAGATCAAAGGTATATAAGAAACATTAGTGGAATTTGTTCTATTCCTTCAATATATAAAGTTGGTTATCTGTCTAATGGTGTTGCTGCTGTCAATCAAAGATATGCTACTCAATATAATAATGCAGGTAATTATGACGACTATACACAGTCAAGTACAGGAATGACATCTTATAATGCACAGTATGCTAGCAGCCTTGGTGTTATTGGACAAGTAGCACTTTCAGTTGCATCCAGTTTTAATGGTCCTGTTGGAGTATTATCTAATGCTCCTTCACTTTCTTCTTCTTCCATATATCAATCAGTAGATGCATTATCCAACTATTCTGCTGGAAATACTTTATCTCCTACTACTCTTGGAGCAATATTAAATCCTACAGCTACCGCTCAATCTTTTGCAACTCAAGCTGGATCTGGTACTATTAGTAGTCTACTTAATATGACTCCCATGGGTGGTGCCTTAGCATCATTTGGTGCTTTAGGAGGCGTTGTTGCTGCTTCTCTATTAGGAGGCTCTGGTGGTAATGCCATTGGGGGATTTATGTCTGGTGTAGTTATGGGTAATAGAATGAAGACGTCACAGATAGCAAATAATCCTATGTTGACACCTCCTTCATATGCAGGAAGAAGTTTCTTTGGTGAGGCACCTGTATCGCTTCCTGCAACAGATCAAGTATTTTGCAGAAGAGTGGGATCTTTCGGTAGTACAAATGGAGGATCTGGTGTGGTATCGTTTGGTATGCAAAATTTTGCTTCAATGGGTGGAAGTATGGATCTAACTTCTCTAGTTTCCAGTCTTATATTAGGTAGTTCTGAGCCTCCATCGATGGATACGTATATGGGACAGCATATAAGTAACACTACAGAAAATATAGCCAGTATATTAAATGTCAGTCCTTTTTCTAAAATTGAACCTAGAAGATCTGACAATTCTATTCCTTTCTTGTTAAGCATGAGTGCAGCTATTGTAGGAGAAAAGTTCTCGCCCTTTGGTTCTAAACCAATCACAGGGGGTTGGCAATTAGCATCATCTGCTGCTAATGATATTCAAAAATACCAACCCCAATTTTTAGAAACATGTAGAAGTTCTCTATAAATAAT